GTATTACCTGCCTATTTTTTAGGTACCGCCCGTCTTTGTGTGCAAGACTCATAATGCGCTAGCGCGCGCTGTCGCGCTTGCTCTCGGTTTGTTTACGCTGGCCATGTTGTCAACTTTATGTTTGTGGTTTGTTTTTGGTATGTCAATTTTTGTTGTTGTAATGTAAGCCTAATGCGAAATGCCCGCCCACTCGTTGCCTCACCGAGTACCCACTACATTTCAAATTGTTGCCCGATCATGTGTCACCACATAGATCGTCTACCCTCGTTGCCGAGTGTTCCACCAACCGCGCTGCAAAACGCTTAGGTCTATCGTGCCCGTAATTAGTTATCTTTAGAACTTTTAACAAATATGCGATCAGAATAGTTTGTGGCTGACCAACGCAAATGTTTTTCAACATCGTCCTTGCCAATGAAATCAGGCATCGCGAACAACACATTTAACGCATGCAAAATTTGTGTTAGTTGTTCTACATCGGTCATTTTGGTTCACTTGCTTTTAACGCATCAATTACCTTCGAAATGTCTTGTTTGGTTAAATCGCTCGTTGTGTTTATTTCGCGATTTAAAGTAGCAGAACAAAATGTTTTTAGATCGTCACCTTTAAGACCCTGACCATTTGCCAGCGCACGCATCATGCCCATCTGCTTAGGTGTCGGATATTCGCGCGGTCTTTCCTCAGGGAACGGCACTTCGACATCATGTAACTGAACAACTGGCGCTATTGGTTGGCGTGACTGTGCAGCCATAACTTCATCACGCGATGCAAGCGACTTGTTAGCGCCAATGCCTGCGTAAGCCAACGCACGGCCAACCGCTGATGTGTACCCGACTTCTGATTCACTGAATTTTGTGTATGGTGTGCGACCTGGATATATTTCGCATGCTGACGCGATCACTGGAATCGGGTCATCAGGATTGCGCCAAATCGTGACTGTGCATCGAATGAAACAGGATTTGTCAGGCATTTCGATGACTTCGCGCGCTGTTTCTTGTATCCGCATTTCGGGCCAGCGTTCAAACGCAATTTTTAGCCGTGTCGCAACATCAACATAGTTATCCATGAAATTCTGTGTCATTCCAACACCAGCCGTTCGCGCAATGATTTCATGTCATGCAAATCGGATTGTGGAATCCACCATGATTCTTTTCGCACTTTTGGTGTTGTGCGCCAATATTTGTCTAAACGACAATCAACAAGATCACGCCAACCGCAAATTGTGACCGACGGTTCATTTAAATCAACTGTTGTGAACACATAAGCACCAGGTTTGTTGTCGTATTCGTACACGATTAAATGGCCGCGTTCATGCAACGATGATCGCACTTCGACACAATCGCCGACATCATATCTTTTAGCGTTTGGTTCGGTCGCATAGTTGTATTCGACATTTAAAAATTTTGCGACTGCAAGTTCACTTAAAATGCTTTGCCAGTCTTTGTTTGGGTCGGTTGGGCAGACTGTGCGATCTGTTCGCACTTTGTATTTGTCGTTGAATTCGTTGCGACTATCTAAACAGTTGCGTGATGCAATTAGTTCATCGTCGGTAAATGTAAACAAATATTTGCTAATTGGCACGATGCACCTGGTTTTCTAAACGCTGAATTTCTGCTGATTGATAATTGTTGCGTTCCTGCAAAGATCGAATGTCACGATCACGCGTCGCCAACATTTCGCGCAGATCGGTGATGATGCTGCACAAGTATTTAATTTCAATGCGCGCCTGGTTGCATGTGTCAATCAAATCTGAATCGTCTAATGCGTTTGAATCGTCAATGATCCATTGCAATTTTCTTAATGTGCTGCGTGCCGCCAATTCGTGCGGTTGCACTAACGGCACTTTTTGGCTTGTGATGTCTTGCATCACTTGCATTAGTGCTTTGAACTGTGCGTCAGTTCTTGGGTCGATGTTCTCGGTCATCTTTAGCCTTTCGTTTGTTGGTGACTGACATTATCAGGTAGGTGTACGCAGTTAGTAGCGTTGCCAAAAACAAGTGTTTTAAAGTGACCATGCGCGCCAGCCTTCGCTGTATCGATAAATGGCCAACGCTGAACGCATGTTGTGTTCTAAATTAAACAAATCGTCGCATGTTTTGATTAGGCCGTGTGCCTGCAAATATCCGTTTGGCCAGTAACGCGATGGTTTGCACCAAAATTGATTAATTTGCATAACACCATTTGATCCGCCATTTGGGTCGGTTGCGTTAAACGCGTCAGGTTGGCAACGCGATTCACGATAAGCAACAGCGACAACTGTGGCCAGTTCATGTTCAGGAAATCCGACATGTTTAGCCATGTCAAACACCGCGCCACACGCGTCAGGTTGCGTTATAGGCGTAGTTTGGACGGTTGTGGTAGGTAATGGCGCAGGCTGTTCTAGACCTTGCCAAACCGTGATCGGCGCTGATTGCATTTCTTGTGCAGTTGGCGCTGGCGGTTTTGCCAACATAAATATTGACATGGCGCTAATAAATAGCGATATGGCTGTTTTGGTAATAAGTGTCATGTAGACCTACTTTCTCGGTAGGTCAACCAGCCTAGACAGATTGCGGTGCGGCTTTCGGTGATGGGCCAAAAACCGCGCTAAATGCCTGTTTTACAGCCTCAGGATCATGCGCTAAACGCGGTTCAATTTCCACATGCCACCAGTCGCCAGTCTCAAATTTGCCAGCCTGCCATGTGCCACGATCACATTTCCAACTGCGTGTCAACGCGTAATCGATCACAAGTTGAATGCCTAGCGTGTCAGCGTTTTCTAGCAATTTGTTCATATATGCCAACGATATTTTGCGGCCGTCTTGCCGTCCGCGATTGTGTTGTGCCTGCCATCTGTACGACAAATCTGTTGCGAGACCGCGCGCATGATTGCTAATAATTCCTGGCTTGCCGCGCACATCACGATTGACAAATGTGCCGTTGTTCCATAACGATCCGTCAGAATGTTTGCAACACAATTCGACCCATTTGTTTGTACCAGCCAACGCCGATGTCACGACTGGCTGTTTTGTGACAATGTACGGTTTAGTCATCTGTCGAAATTGTTTTGTTTTTTATGCCGTTTGAAGCAACAAGGCCCGACAATGTGCCAGTTAAAAACACAACAATTGTCGACATTAAATCTATAAACGCTGCGTCGTTTGGTGATTGTTCCAGCGGTTGCGATACAAACAGCAGGCCCCAAATCATTCCTAGCACGATCAAACTAAACACGATTGCTAATAGCACGCCCACAGTTACAACCATGCGTGCATGTAATTCGTTTGGTGTATATCGGTATCGGTTCATGGTGTTATTCCGCATCGATCAGGCACATTGCATATAAGTGCGCGTGTGCCGATCTTGTCGTTGTTGTTGCGTGTGGTTTCGCAAGCGGTCAACATAAGTGCTAACGCAAACAGCGTGTATCGCATCGCATTACGGCTCGTCTATTGGCTCGATCGGTTCAGGTTGTGGCGGCGCAATAAATGTTTGTGTTGCATAATCGTATGTGTCGCCTATGGCAGCAAATTTTGTTGTGCCGTCGTCAAATGTTTGTACCCACTCGCCGCCAAATGTTTCGGTACACCATACAGCGCCGTTTTCTATTGTGTCTGATACAACAATAATTTGCTGTACTGTGTCGTCAATTAAGTGTGCGTAGTATGCCATAGTTAAAATGTAATCGTGCCTGATGCTGTAAATGAATAAACTTTGTAGCCGCCTGCTGTTGTGACAGTTGGTGAACCTGTTGTGGTTGCTGTCGCAACTGTGTCGGCTGTTCGGACAATTACTATGCCGTCTGAACCGTTGCCGCCATTGTATGTTGCGCCAGAAATACCGCCACCACCAGCGCCACCACCACCAGACCCACGGCTAGCCGTAGCGTTACTGCCTGCCGCGTTTACGCCACCACCAGCGCCGCCAACACCCGATGAACCACCAGCACCACCACTTCCGCCTGTGTATGCGCCGCCACCACCACCAGCCGCATAAGTTACCGACGAACCGCTAATGCTCGACGCTGTGCCGTTACCGCCAGCACCACCAACATTTGCTGCGCCAGCCGCGCCAGCCGCGTTATTGCCACCACCACCACCACCAGCGTTACCGACACCATTGCCGCCATCTTTACCTTGCCCAATAATGCCATTACCACTAAAATATGTTGTTGTAGTGTTGCCGCTACCGCCACCACCACTACCACCACCACCGGCATTACCTGATGTAACTGACGCGCCGCCACCGCCACCATAAGCGGTAGCAATATAAAACAAACTGTCGCTACCCTGTCCACCATCTGCACCGCCGGTCGTTGCACCATTACCTTTTGCGCCAACCGTAACAGTCAATGAAACACCTTTAGGCACGGTAATTGCTGTGCCTGTAATTAGACCACCGGCACCGCCGCCGCCGTTGCCGCCGCCGTCAATGTTTGTTTTATGTCCGCCACCGCCACCGCCGCCGACTACAAGGTAATCAACGGAAACATTTGCGACACTACCCGCTAAAAAAAAAATTGCTGTGCTGGCACTTGTAAAATACAAAACGCCACCCTGCCATTGCGACAAAGCCAAACTGCTAGCACTATTAACTGTCGCCGTGCCTGCCGTAATCGTACAAGTACCCGCATTAATGTTTTGAATAAACAAAGTGTCGCCCGCATTAAACAAACTTGTGTTAACCGTGATCGTTGTTGCGCCTGCCGCGTTCATCACAACTCGAGTGCCTTTATCGGCTGCAACCAAAACATAACTAGCGGTCTTAGTTGAAACTGTCCAGTTGTAATCATTAGCCTGCAAACTGTCCATTTGTGCGGCTGTTAAAACTTGTCCGGCTGTGAAATCTTGAATTGCCATAAGTGTCCTTTACATTATCCTAAAACATTAAGCGCATCAATGATGCCGTAAATAGCGTCATCCAAAATGAGCTCATAAACCACTGTGGTGGGGCTTGTAAATAGCGTGATGCTGTGCCCGGCATCAAAGCTCAAATAATGCTCAATGCCTTCAATGGCAAGCTCTTGAGCAAGCTGGGTGTTGCCAATAGTTTTTTCAATAGTGATTGTGTTGCCGATTTCGATGGCTGCCAGCGCATCTTTTTGCGCTGATGTGAGCATATTAAATTGGGTTTCAACGCTTGTGTAACGCGGCTCAGGCTCGGGCACTAAAAGATATTCTGCAAGCTCGAGCGCTGCCGCATTGTTATGCAAAAGGCTTTCGCTGATGTTTACCGCTTGCACAAAATAGGTTGCTTGGCTTGCCGCATCATCTGCGGTTTGTGGGTTGTTACTGCCGGCAATTGTTACCGTTGCCCTGTTCACAACTTGATCCGCTTCGAAACTTATGCCCACGCCATTGAATTTGATTTGTGTGCCGTCATCGTGAAAATCTGCAACTGATCCGCTGAGCGTGTTGCCTATTCTTGGCTCGAAACGCAAAACGCCTGAGCGCGTCATGAACAATCTGCCTTGCTCGGCTTGGTTTATTTCTGAGCAGTATTGTGAAACATTTGTGCCTTGCGGGACTGTAAAAGGCGAGCTGCCGCCAAGCGTAACTGTGCCGGTTTCAATATCGCGTTGCGCTACCGGAAACGCTACTTCGGGCAGATCAAGCACAGCTTCAAGCCGGGTGCTAGATAATTCCTCGCTAACATTGAATTCATCCATGACGGTTTGCGCCAACAAATAAAATTGATCAGCGCAAAAAACCGTTACTGTGTCCAAACCGCCCAACGCGAAATTGTAGTTGTAGTTGATTATGTAGCCGTTGAAAATGTCTTGGGCTGTGTTGGTTGCATCGTAGCGTTGCAGTTTAACGCGGCGTAATGGGGCAAGACCGGGTTGCTGTGTTGTTTCATCCCAATATGGGCTGTCCTGATCGAACGGATTGAAAATGCCGGATGTGTCCAGCATTTGGAAGCTCATTGTGCCGGGCGAAAATTGATCACCTTGATCTTGTCTGCCGCGCCTTACTGAAACATTTGTGCAACCGTCAAGCACCCCAGCAAAGTTTGTTGTGCCATCGAGAACATAGGTTGTGTTATCTAAAACGCCTTCGGTTGCATCATCTAGCGTAAACGCATCTTGCAAAAACCCTGTGTCAATAAATAGCTCATAGTTACCTGAGCCAACTACTGCAACGCCTGCCATTATGCGATTTCAAACTGTGCCGGTCCAGCTGTGCGGTTATATGCCCGCAAAGCATCCGTTACAGCTTGCCCCACTTCCGATTTTGTTGCCAGCTGGCTGTTCACATTGATAGTTACCGCACCGCCACCACGCCGAGCATTCAGCTCATCAATGTTCGGCATCAATACCGGCGAAACGGTTGGTGCGCTAATCGCCTCTGTGAAGCTTGTGCTGATGCCTTTAACATCCGCAAAATTGATGCCTTTGCGAGATAGCCGGCTTTCCGCTGCGGCTAACGCTTCCTCGACACCACGCAAATATGCTTTGGCATTTGATACGCCCGCGCCATAAAATTTTTGCGCTGATAGCTCACCTATGCGCTCGGCAATGGCTTGTGTTTGCTCGACAAGGGTATTTGCCCGCAAAACATTTTCAGACGATGCAAGCAATTCTTTAGCGATAGCCGAGCCGCTATCAATGCCGGCATCAATAACTTGCTGCAACGCATCCTGAGATAATCCCGCTGCAAGCAGTTGCTCAACAAGATCACCAAACTCTTTTGTTTTGTCAGCTTGTTTTTGTAGCGCACTAAAAAATGTTGTGCCGGCATCCTCGCCGCCTTCCTCAAATGCTTTGCCAAAATTGAGTGCATCTGTGATGACTTGTGCAACTGATCCGCTAAAACTATCAAAGGCGCTTTGTGCTTTGTCCAGTTTGCTTTTCGCGTCATCGAGTGCCGCGCCCATATATTCGCGCAATGCTTTAGCGGCTTCCGTTGTTTTCTCTGCAAGCTCTTTAGCTTTATCGGCTGCGCTTCCCGCACCGCTAGCAACCTTTTTTGTTTCTTTTTCAGTTTCTGCCATGTATTCAGCAATCTTTGTGCCGCGTATGTAATCGAGCGTAAAGCCAAGCCTGCCCATGTCTTGAGCTGTGCTTTTCGCCGCTGTGCCCAGCCCTGTGGTAGCTGTGGTTGCAGCCTTGTTTTGGTTTTTAAATATCAGTAGCGCGCCACCAACCGCAACTAGACCGGCTGCGATTGTTGCCGCAGCAACACCCGCTGTGCCAGCTGTAGCAACCGCAGCAAGCGAAGCAGCATTAGCAAAATTGAGAGCTGTTGCCACAACTGTTACCGCGTTGGCAAGCACTTGTGCAGTTTTGTAAGCAACAATGGCTGATGCAACCGCAGCAATTGCTACGCCGAGCGCCGTAATAATGCCTGTGTGTTCGGCTGCCCAATTGCCAAAAGTTACAAGCAACGGCAACACCGCTTCAATTGCTGGCAATAATGCTTTGCCTATGCTTTCTTTGGCTTCATCGAGCGCCACGCTCATCCGCCTAAATTGCCCTTCAGCTGTGCCAGCTGCAACCGCAGCTGAACCACCAAAAGTTTTTGTAAGTGTGCCCATGACTTGATCAAGGGTTGCGCCCTCTTTAATTGCAACCTTTAACTCGGGGCTGAGTTTGGCAAGCGCCTTAGTGTTACCCCCATAGGCAAGCGCTAACGCATCGCTGACACTTTGTAAATCTTGTCCGGTTGCCGCGCTGATATCCATCGCCAAAGCAAGCGCTTTGTTTGCTTCCTGCAAATCTTTAGTGCCCCGAGTAAGCGAAGCAAAAGCCGGGCGAAGCTCACTGTCCGAAACACCTGTAGCCATTTGCATCGCCGCCACACTTGCTTCAACCGCAGCAATCTGTTCATTGGTTGCACCCACAACATTTTGCAAAGTTTTAGCAAGCTGAGCTTGTGCAGCTTCATCCTCAATTGCAGCTTTAACAGAAAACGCAGCTGCCGCAGCAAGACCAGCGAGCGCAGCCACAGCCGGCAAAAAAGCCTTTTCCATAACAAACCCAGCTTTTTGGCTGTTTGTTTCAAGGCTCTTAAACTCGAGCGCTGCCTTTTCAAATCCTTTGCTATCAAGGCTCGAGATTATCGGGATGTTAATTGCCATGCCGCACCTGCAAATTTCTGTTCAGCTTTTCCATGACTTTTTCTACTATTGCCAAAACTTCTCGCTCAACTGTTTCTTTGTGCATGTCCACAGCTGGATCAATTGCGCGTGGCTCTAAACCAACTTCGGCATTTAGATTTGTTACAAATATGCCTTTGGTCCGCCTACCGGCATGATCATAAATAGCGCCGGCAGCATCCTTTTGTTGGATCACCATCAATTGATACGGTTTTGCCTTAAATAAAACATTGTGGCTTTCACGCGGGTTTGTTTCCGGATCAAATTTATCTTTGAAAGTAACAAGCCTTTGCCGTTGTGCAGCTGCACCCACTTTTACTTTGAAACCTGCGCGCACTGTGTTGTTATCCCAATACACATCACGCCCTTTTACCAGCTTTGATTTATACATGCCTGAAAGCGGCGCGCCGTTGCCTTCGCTGTTATCAAAGTTTTTAATCATGTCTCGAGCGCTAACAATAATTTTTTGCCCAGCTGTAACAATGTCTTTTGTTACTTGCCTACGGTATTTCGGATCAAAGCTGTTCAGCTCAGCCAATGCTTCTTTGATGCCATGCACCTCAATGCGCGCCGTGTAAGCCATTATTTAGCTCGGCTTTGTTTGTTAAGGATCTCAATCACAGTGTTCACATCATCAATTTCAAATGTTTCAGCACCCCAAAACCCTGTGGCAACCAAGATTTCAGCCAGCGCATACCTCAAAGATCCTCGTCTGCTTTTGGGATGTTTTGATCCACCACTTCAATGTTTCGCAGCTTGTCAATATAGAGATCAAGTGTTGCCGGCACAGTAACACCCGCTTTTTGTGATGCTGTGTAACACAAAAATGCAAGATCCTCAACACCAATACCGGATGCCATCTCGGAAGCTTTGCGCCTAAATTTTCTTTCCCAAGCAACTACGGTTGCCAAGTTGGTTTCAATCGTTTGCGTTGTGCCGTCAGTAAATACGGCTTTAAGCGTTAATTGCATTTAGTTTTCCTTTCTCGGGCAAGGCTTCGCTCTCGCGGTCTTGCGTTTGTATTTCTCAGCGGCTTAAGCCGCGAGATCATGCCACAGCTTTGGTGAGTGTGCCACCCGTGAAAGTGAGCGTTACTGTGCTTAGCTCACCCAAGCTTGCCGAAATCGGCGTGTGGCTCGAAAGATAAGCGCCTGTCAAAGTGTATTTTGGTGCTGTGGCGCTTGGTGTTGCAAGTCCAGCTGCGGTTGGTGAAATCGTGATTGTTGTTTGAATTCCAACCAAGCTATAAATGCTCGCCTCTGTCTCACTCGCCACATAGCTTTGATAAAGCTCAACTTCAAATGTGTTGTTTTGCAACGATGTTACTGATGAAGCACCATAGCTTCGAGCGGTTTGCCCAAATGCGGTTGTTTCAAGTTGATCATAGGCAAATGTCAAAGTTGCACTTGTTGCCTGATCCGTGAGATCAACGCTGTTTATTGTCAATGCCGGGTTGCTGAGATAAACCGTAGTTGCCATGTTATGTTATTCCTTTGCTGTGTCTGTGTCTTTAGTTTTAGCAGATTTTTTTGATGCCTGTGGGGATATGTGCCCAGCTTCAAGCAAATGCTCGATGTTGCCATCTATGTCGCTGGCTTGTATTTCATCGCCGCGTTTAAACCCTGCGAGCCTGTCGCTAGTAACAATGTAAGTTGCCATGTTTTACCTCTAAGCCGTTTGTGATTGCATGTTTACAGTTACATCATAGGCGGGATACTCTGCGCCGCCGATGATCGCTACAGTTGGTCTGCCATCCGTGATACCTAGATTGGCTTGCAATAGTTTGCTCATCATGTTCAAAAGGTTGCGTTGTGCGTCAAGGTTGCCCGGTCCGAGCGTTATTAGGCGCACCGGAAAAGCCATTTTGACTATGTTGTAATTCCAGCCTGTGAAGCTGGGTGCATCTATGAAAGCGCATGGCGGGTTTGCGTTTCGTGGATCATTAACCACGCTGATGCCCAAAATTGCGCCAATGCTTGTTGTGAGATTGTCAAGCGCAACATTGAATAGGTCCGTGTAAGCAACTGGCATCAAGCAACCGTTGCCCTGTTTACGCCTAACAGCTGTTTGATCATTGGTGATAGCCCGTTTGTGCCGCCTGCCGCCATGCCATCAAAGCTCGCAAAGTCTGTTACCGCGCCGCGCTGCCTGTAAAGATTGCCGCCATACATGATCGTGCCCAGCGTTACATCACCACTAGGCGATGTTGTAAGGCTGTCAAAATATGCGGCTTCTTGTCTGCGCCTGTAACAAAATGCGTTTGCGGCTGCCGCGCATTGCGTCAGAAATGCTGTGTCAGCTGCCGTTGCTGTGCCTATGCCGAGCCAGTCCTCGATGTTTCCCGCTGTGATCCATGTGCATGTTTGTGTGTAGGTGATAACGCCGGCATAGTTTGCGACAAATTCGACATCATCGCCTGTGCATGCGTAAAGAATTTGATTGGGCACTGGCTCGTTGATGTCATACAAAAATTCGCCTGTGTCGCCATCAATGCCGGTGAATAAAAATTGTGGGCATGCAAGCACTGTGAAAGTGCCGTTAAAAGGCACACCCAAACTTCCAACTGTTACTGATTGCCCTACTTCAATGGGTGATGGCTCGAGCGTAGCAACTACCGCATAGTTATCTAGTAGTTGCTTGCTCGCTGTGTTGTATGTAGCCATGAGCGGTTTGCCCGCCTAAGGCTAAGCCTGTGTGATCTTGCGGATCATGCCGCTGATTGCGGCAAAGGTTGAAACATAACCGTGAAAGCTCATTGTGCGCCCGAGTGTGGCTGGCACTTCAACGCTCATCAAACCTCTGATGCTTTCATAGAATTCATAAGCATCGCCTGTGCCTTGACCCACTCGAGTGATGATCATTGTTTTGGCAGCAAAATTGCTATCCACTACAAGTTGCAAGCCGAGCGGGTTGCCTTGCCATGAAACTGCTGATTGTGAGCCAAGTGCGTTTTGACCTGACAAACCGTTAGCAATAAATGGAAACACTGGGCGATTATTGCCATCTACAAGTTTGCCGAGCTGTGCCCAAACATCAACTGAAACAAACATGTGTGTTGGCATCCAGTTTCTGCCGTTTGCAACATCGTTTGCCGCATCGTAAACCGATGTGAGCAAATCTGTTACTGTGCCATCCCAAACACCTGATGAAGTTGCTGCAGTCAGCAAATTGTCAGCTGCAAGGTTGTCCGATGCAAGCATGTATTCGCCCATCAAGTCATTAAGGATCAGTTGCATTGCTGGTCCGCTAGTGAAATCAATGTCTTGCACTGAAAGTGTTACTTGTCCAGCAAGAGTTGTTTTGCTGATTGAGTTTGATGCAATCACCATTGTTGTGGCTGATGCTGCACTCAATTCAGTTGATTGAGTTGCAACGCTTGTGTGCGTTGTGATCGTTGGACGGATAAATGTTTTTGATTGTCCGCCATCCGGATATGCTCGAGCGCCAATTGCGTTTACAACTGGTCTAAGAAAGTTGATATCCTGCACAAGGGGAAGCAAAACCGGGACTGGAAGCAAGCCGGGTGTGTCAGTTGTTAAGACATCGCCCGCAGCTGCTTGCAATGGTGTGCGCTGTGTTTGTGCAAATTCATGCACAGCTGCGTTCATGTTTTTGAAAGTGTCGCCGCCAATGTGATATGCAGCCATAAATTCGCCGGCTGATGGCAGTTTGAATTCGCGTTTTGGTTGAGCCCACAATTTTTCTGTGGTTGCTTGCGCTGCTTCAACTACTGGGGTTTCGATTTTTTCGCTCATGTTGTTTTCCTCATTTGTTGTGTCTTGCTTTTCATTATTATCTAAACTTTGATCGGTTTGTGGGATACTCGCAGCCACCTCAGTTATTACCGCACCCTCAAAAGCGCCTTGCGACACAAGGCTAAGCTCGGTCCACACAGCGGCTTCCACGATCATTACGCCATTATCGTCATAGCTAAATTTGGTTGGATTGATCCCTATTGAAACAGCATCAATTGTGCCATCTTTAACCATTTCCATCGCATCGTTGCCCAAAGTTGTGGCGCTGATTTTGGCTGTGAAAAGCATGCCTTCGTTTGTGTCCACGCGCTCAACCACTTGCCCAATGATCAGATCGCTTTGGTGCTGCATGTAAAGCTTCGGGTTTCTGCCATCTACCGGCAGCGCGCCTTGCAAAATTTTAACTTGTGTGCCATCGCTTACAGTTGCAACTTCGTCATAGGTAACTGCAACACCACTGATTGAGCGGCGCGGCGAGCCCTCTGCCGCTGCCGCATCAACCGTGATCAATGTCTTGGGGGTAAGTCTGATCATGTTCGTGATCCTATCTCATCGTTGCGTTGTGTGTTTGGCATTTCGTTTGATGGCTCATAATCGCTCTCAAGGTATTCCTCTGTATTGAATTCGACAAATGTGCCGCGCGGCAGATAGGCATCTTGGCTAAGTGTGCTAGCGATGCAGTCTGCATATGCTCGAGTGCCGAAAGACCAAAGATCTGCGCGGCTTTCTTTGCTGTTTTGGTAACTGTAACTTCCTACGGAAATTCCCGCTAAGTAAGGCGGGATGTTTGTGAGCCTGCACAGATCAGCGCTTTGATATTCGCTGGCTGCAATCAAAAGCATTTTGTCCGGCGAAGTAGCCGTTTCGATGTAATGCACCTCAGGCGAAAGCGCCGCCGTTTGGTTTGTGGCTCTTGCCGCATTAAACGATGCGGCAAGATCTGAAAGCTCTTGTGGTGAAAGCGGTTCTGAATTTGGTTGAACTTGCAAAACGCCTGCCGGGATCGCTGAGCTTGCGTTTCGATAGCGCGCATTTTCTAATTTGATTGCGGTTGCAATCGCTTTTTCTGACATGTAAACGATGCCTTGAATTGGTGAAAGAAATTGCACAACATTTTTTGCATCAAGCTCGCCGCCTTGAAAAATAATTTGTTTTGATGGTGCATAAAAAATTGGTCCGGGTTGATCAAGTGTTTGAACAAGGTTTGCCGGTAGCCGCGTGAAGCTTGCTGGGTAGCCGTCAGCTGTGCGGCTTGTTATATACCAAAATGCCCGCCCATAAATGAATAAGTCATCTACGGTCCAACTGAGACAAAATGAATTGGGCACAGCTGGATCTATTTTGCGTAGCCAGCTGCGTGGCGCAATAAAAACTTTTTCCATTTTTTCATCAACACTGTTCCACACTTCGTTGAACATTCGCAAATTCATGCAACTGATCGTGGTGCAGTGCAAGTCTCGAGCGCGGCTGATGGTGGGTTGGCTCATAGCGACCTGTCTCTGGCTGCCCTCAAAATAGGAATAGTAAACACCAACCATGCCCGCGCCTGAGTTGTTTGTTGCTGGCATCATCGCACCCGCAGCAGCAGCTTTTTTAGGTTGCTCGCTGATCATCGCTTTTTGTGTTGTGCGGTTAAAAATTCCCATGCGCCAAGTATGCCCTACAAATGCTTTGTTGTTTGTGATAGGTAGCTGCCGCAGTAATCCGAGAAAGTTTCACTCGGCAGCTACCCGCTTACGATGTTAGCCGTTTGAATAAATGATCGTAGGCTTGCCCACATTTGCCGGCTTCGAAACCATCGCTGTGGCAAACACTAAACAGCGGGCAAGCTCAATTGGTCCGGGTGATCTGATTGATGACAAAGTAACCGCACCTTGATTTTTTACCGCTACCGCTCTTTCAACATGCTGTGCAAAAAGTGTTGATCCGTCATGCTGTATGCGTTTTTCTAAAATGGCGGCGCGGGTGGCTGCGGTCCAGCGTTGCAGCTCTCGATTGCCAACCATTGATGAGCGGCGCGCAAACTTAGGTGGCAAACTCATCTCGAAAGCGGGCGTGATCAGTAGGCGGGTGGTTTGATCTTGGCATGCTTGCTCAACTGCCTGCCAGCAATCCTGCAAAGTGTCTTTAACAAACTCTAAACAAACTTGGATCTTGCCGGCGCTGTTTAACGCGGCGCGCACACCCACATAACGGCTCTCATCTTGTGATTGCTCGATGGCAAGCACACCGCCTTTCGGCATTGGCTCTAATGTTTTGAGCTCATCCCAAATGCCCGGTTGCAGCCAGCCGTTAGCGCTCGCGGTCCATAAATTTACGCTTGAGCGCAGAAATGCGTTTCTGTTTGGTTGCTGTGCTTCGCTTTCCAAAACCGCGATGCTCAATGTGTGCCCTATCGCTGGGTTTGCCAGCACCCAAGCTTCGGCGCTCATTGGATCAATCGAGTTTGGTGGCGAGAATTCCGCAAAATACAAGCTGCCTGTTTTTTTTTCATCAATTGCCCGCAAACCCTGTTCACGCCATCGCAACATTTCCACTGAGCTTTGATCACCGCTAGTTGAAGTCATCAGCATCAGCGGGCTGCGCCGTGTTCGCATAGTTGGCATCAAACCGATGGAAACCGCATCAGGCGACACCGCCCACAGCTCATCAATAAACACCGCGTCAGCTGTTAAACCGTGAAATGAGTTTGGGGTTGCGGCGCGCACAAGCCAGCGTGTGCCATCCGGCAAATTAGCTTCATTACGCCCAACCGCCCAAGTGAGAATTGCACCAAACTTTTCTTCAAGAATTGGGGCAACCGTTTGAAACATCTCGATAGCAAGATCGAGCCTGTGCGCTGTAGTGATCACGGTTTGCGGCTGCCCACGCAATTTTGGCATTTCGGTAAGCCAAAACCCCAAACAGCTTTGCAACATTAAGCTTTTCCCGTTTTGCCGGGCAACCGAAACAAGCGCTTGCCTATGAAGTAGATCGCCGTTGGCATCATGCGCCATAAACCCGCTAATCACATGCTTTTGCCAATCCATCAGCTCAACACCTAAATGCTCGAGCGCCCACAAACTGACACCATCCGCAAAAACCTTGCCATCACGACACACCCCAGTTTCAAGGCGTGGCATGAATGGCGCTGCATAACTATGCACTAAACAATCTTGATCAGTTAGCTCTAGTTTCGGCTGATTTGCTGTATTTAAGCCATTAAATAGGCTAGATGCTTTGTCGGGCCCTCTTTTTTC